AGGCAGATACCATGAATCCGGTGGCGACGCTAAACGTAATACGTCCGGCGCTATTTAGCCGGATCATCAACCGAAAGACCGGTAATTTCTTAGGCACCTCTACCGTTGAGGAGATGAAGTCCGGCAGGTCCCTTAAATGGGCAAAGCAAATTTATGAGCAGTCAAAAATAAACCCTAACACCGGCACAAGTTTGAATGGTTGCCGGGCCATCTTCCGCAGTGCGCTGGATAGAGCGCCTGTTGATCATTGGGGTTTTCCTATGAAGGAAGCGGAACGCGTTTGGATAGAAGCGAAAAGCAAGGAGTACCTGGAAGCCGGCGACATACGGGGTATGCTTGACCACCAAAGAGCCAATCCAATCACCATAGAACAGGTATTTGCGTCGGCGAACGATGAGAGCCAGTTTGACATTGAAAAGCTGGCTATGCGCCAGCAATACCTGCATTCATCCGATTACAAAAACCCGCGTACCAATACCAATGTTAAGCCATGGGTGAGGGGAAACCTCCGCTGGAAGGATAACAATAAGGAAACCGGCGAAGCTGTATGGGAGCCCAATTCAAAAGGCCGATGGTTGATATCTGCGCACCCAAAAGACCACGGCCTGAAGGAAAATGCGAAAACAGCCGGCGTATGGCGACCTAAGCCGAGCAACACACAGTACTACCGCTGCGGCATTGACCCGTTCGAGCAAAAGAAAACGATTACTGACGACTGGTCTATGGGTGGTATAGCTGTAAAGCGGGTTCTGGATGACTTTATCGACGGAAAAGAAGATCGGTATTACCAGTTCACCGATGAGGCCCGGGGGATAAAAACAGGAGATCCGGTTGATGGTGGTATTCACTTTTTAACCAACCGATATTGCTGCACCTATCTTTACCGGCAAAATGATCCGGAAGACTTTTACGAAGATGCTATCCTGACCTGCGTGTACTACGGCACGGAGTTTCTTCCGGAGAAAAATAAAGCTAATGGGTTGCTTAAACACTTTACCGACCGCAAGCATGAGCTTTATATCATGGATAAGCCCAACCTCACCAAAAACGCTAAGGGTAAAAGCGAGGAGCAGGGTGTTACGGCCACGGAAAAAACCATTGACGAATATTTCGGTCACCTGATGACGTTATCATGCCGATGGGCGAATACCATTGATCACCCGGATATTTTGGAGCAGCTATTGACCATGAACTGGGATAATCGTGGTACAAAGGATTTGGGTGTTGCCGTTGGCTGGTGTGAGTATGCCTGCAAGGTGCCTAACTTCTACAAGCCAAAAACTATTGAGCAAAAATCCAGCGTTTATTACACTGAAAATTACGTTTAGGAAATATAAAAATCAAATTATATATATTTACTGAAAATTAATCGGCAATGGCGTTAGGAAACTTTAAAAAGTTGGATGAATTTGTCGGGCAAAGGAAGGAATACCCTTACCCCGATGAAGATCAAAACCCAAAATTAAAACTTGAAAAAGACTATTACCTGAACTATGGCAGAGCCATGGTTGGCGATTTTACCAACAACGCCTGCGAACTTCCTTATGCTTTCGGAAAAAACAAACGCTCATTCAAAGAACTTCATGAATATGCTACCGGCAGTTATCCTAACAGCAAAATAAAAGATCAACTTATAGGAACCTCTCCAGCCAAAAAGAAAAACGGAAAACACATCACCAAAATGAATATATCTTTTGATACGCTGCCGGTGGTATCAAAAATGCTGGATGTGATGCAGGAAAAGAATATGCGCCAGACTTATGATGTAGATTGCTTCTGCCTGGATGATGATAGTATTCAGGCAAAAGATGCCGATAAGGCCATGTTAAAATACCTGGTGCAGGAAGAAACGGTAGAGTTGATGCGCCGCACGAAGTTTAAACCCAATGTTAAGATTGACCCCCAGGCCATAGGCCTGCAAACAGAGCAGGACGTAGATTTATATTTTGAATGCGGCGCCTACATCTTCGATAGGGAGATAGCCACAATAGCGGCGTGCAATAAGACCAAACTGGTAAGCAACTACAAGGTTGTTCAGGACGGCACTTTTCTGGATCTCATTAAGTTCGGCATAGCCATTTGGAAAAATGAGATCGACATAACTACCAACACGGTAAAGCTAAGAAAGTGCGAGGTATATAATCCAGAACTGGACCGTTGCGCCATTATCCTGCCATACAGCAATACCAACAATTTTGAAAACCTGAGTAAGTTTGGCGAGATACGTACCTTAACCGTATTGGATATACGGAAAGAATGCCCATGGTTGAAAGGTGAGCAAATCTTATACCTGGCAGAATGCTACAGCTACCTTAACCCTGAATACTCATCACTGATCAGCTCTGTAAGTACAAACAATAGCGCCATGGGTTATAACCTTGACCCGATCAATCGCTGTAAAATATTGGTGCTGGATTATCAGTGGCTGGGAGTAGATATTGAAAACTATCTTAAAAATGAAAGGCGTGGTGTTTTTACTCCAAAGGACTACGATTTTAAGCTAAGCAGCGACGCCAAAAGAAAAGGCGACCGCCAGATACAAAAGCGCGTTGTAAAAAGATATTCAGCCAAATGGGTGATCGGCACCGACATCCTGCTTTCATACGGAACCGATGAAAATATAATTTATTACGGTCCTGACGGTGACAGGTGCCCGGGATTGGACGTATTTGCCACCAAGACTGGCAACGGGTCACTGATAGAACGTTGTATCGCCATACAGGATGATATTGACCTGGCTAACGTAAAACTGCGTAATGCACTGGCCAGCGCTATACCATCCCCGCGCATGGTGGTACAAACAGGATTGCTTGATAATGTATTTTTAAATGGCATTAAGCAGCAGCCCCAGGATAACATGGCCACTTTCAGGGAATTGGGTTACTTGCTGGTAAATGCGGTTGATGATGATGGCAAGCCTATCTTCACCAACCAAAAGCTGGTAGACTTCCTACCGATGGGCATACAGGAGGATATCAATGTTTTCACAGGACAGATATTGGCCGGCATTAACAATATCCGCGAGGTATTGGGTATCGCCCAAGGGGCAGATGGTTCCACACCACAAAAATATGATGGTGTCCGCAAGACTGAACTCAGCGCCCAGTCATCTAATGCAGCGCTGTTCCCTACCTTCAACTGCTTCCAGTATCTTTTTGAAGATGCGTTCAATGATGTGGTAAAGAAATGGCAGATCATAGCAAAAGACAGTGACATCAAACTAAATTACAGTTCGCTGGGCCAAAAGAACCTGAAAGTATTGTCGTTAGATGAAAAGTTTACTAATGCAGATTTAAATATAGTTTTGACATTAGGAGCGACCGACCAGGAACTTACGGACTTGCTTAATGATATTAAGCAGCTTAAAGCGCTGGGGGTACAAACCGGATTTAACCAGGGCATCACTACGTCGGAATATATTTACCTTTCTGAAACCATTAAGTCGGGCAATACTAAGCAGGCTATGTGGGTCATGGCTAAGGTGGAGCAAAAGAAAATAGCTGCCCAGAAACTTATCGATGAGCAAAATCAGCAGAACAATACGGCATCACAGCAAAACTCTGCCGCGCAGGCTGAATTGAACAAGCAGCAAACAGAACAAATAAAGGGTCAGCAAAACCGTTTGACCATTGTTTTGCAGGAGGCGCTGAAAATGAAGACCGCCGCTTCTACCGGCATACTGAACACCTACGACTCCGAAAATGACCCTGCACCGCTGGCCCTGTATCAAAAAATGATAGATGACGCAAATTCAGAGATTGTAGGCGTTTTAAAGCAAGATGGTGTCGGACAGTTAGGCGACCAGCAGCAAGGGCAACAGGCGCCACCGGACGGCCCACAGCAACAGCCTGAGATGCAGCAACCTCAACAGCAAGTTGCATAATGAAAAAATAAATATATATTTGACTTAAAATTAATCATCATGAATTTTAACGAGCTTTTAAAACCAGCTGAAACTACGGATCAACCAGCTACCGATATAACAAATACTGACCAGCCCGCTGCTGATACCAATAGCGACAGTGTGGATAACAATGCAGCTACGGATCAGTCAACAGAGCCCGCAGCACAACAGCAACAATCACAGGACCAAAATACCCAACAACAAACT